CATCTACTTGTTTAAATGCTGCTTGTGCGTAGGTAGATCCAAACTGCGACAGACTCTGCCCTCTATTGACTCTTATGTCAGCAGGATTAAATTGGGTTCTTTTTGATCTTTGATATGCCATTAACTAATAAACCTCTTATCTGATTCTGAATAATCTTTAAAATTAGGACTATTTTTTCCTACTTGTTGACCTTTATTAAATTGTAATCCACCTGCTGCTTTAGCAATACCTGTTGCTCCTTTAATGTATGCAGAATCTTTTGCTGATTTGTTTGCTGCTTTTTTAGATGCTAATTGTAATCTTGAGTCTTGTCCTTTATAAGCTAACTCAGCAAATTGTCTGCCTTCTTTTAAAGCAATAGCATTTAAATCTGTTTTTTGTATTTTACGTGCATTTTGATAAGCTGCATTTAATGACATGCTACTAGCTATACCGCTACTTTGTAATAAAGCTCTATTTGCCGCTTGTTTTTCTTGAAAAAGTTGAGATAATGAATTTCCTTTTTGTGCCGCTTCTAATGCAACTTCTCTTCTATTGTCTTTAATTTGTTGCATATCTGCATCAAAAGATGCTTGTGCTATGGCATCCGCAGACTTTTGTGCTTTTTTAGCTTGAATCATACTAGCACCTTGTCCTATTATAATTGCTGCTGTAACTGGATCACACATTAAAAATAAACCTCCGATGTTATGCCTAATACCCTCATTGGTAGTGGCGCTGTTTGCGATACTGTCAATGTTGGATCTACTTCATATCCAAGTGTATGCACTTCTTTTTTGCCTGTCAAAGATTGTAATCCAGTTGTATCATCATTAGGATTACTACCAATCAAAACTTGATTAGAATTAATTGTAACATTATATGTTGTAGATAATTCTAATATAGCTTTACCTATCTTTCTTGGTTTACCTGTTAACACACCATCTCCTAATCTAACATCTTGAGGTAAAGTTTCTACTGTAATGTCATAGTCCATACCTATATCACAAGCTGCTGCTGGTGATGGAAATGTAACTGTACCTGCTGATGTTACTACGCCACTACCATAATAGAAAAAATCTCCATCTTCTGTAGAGCCTGATGTTGCATGTACTGTTTTACCTATCTGGGTAATGCCTGTAAATACACGACTGGTTAAAAATACTAAATCAGTATTATCACTAACTGATGCTGTTACAGGACTAACTGATATTACATATTCATTAGTTGTGCCTGTAGCTGTAACACTTGTAACTGTGTGTGTTGTACCAGTTGCAGCAAATTGAAAGGTATCGCCTTGATTAGGACTAGCAGTTGCGCCATCAATAATAAATTGACTAACGCCACTTGACACAGCACCTTTGTTTTTTACTGTACCATGTGGTTGATAACTAGCTGATATAGTTTTGGTAAACGACATATCAGTTGGTATATCAAATTGTGTAGTAGCAAACTGCTCTAAATAATATGCTGTACTGCTATTAATAGTTCTTTCTACTAAAGAAAAAATAGTAGATGATAAACAAGCTATAGACTTGTAGTTACCATCGGTATTCCATTGTGTCCAACCAAATATTTTTTGTTCTTTTTGACTACTATATACACACATAGTGCCATCACCACATACTAAAAAATAAAATTGTTCAGTTCTATCTGGTAATGATGTAGCTGTTGCTGTATCAGTTGGTGTTGTAATTAAATGTGATGACTCCAGGCTAGTATTGTTACTATCAAATAATTCTGTAGTAGATGCAAAAACATAGTCTCTTATATTTTTACCATTTTTTTGCACATACAAAGTACCACCATCAAATGGTCTTGGCATACCTGCTTGTTGCACACCAAATGATGTTTGTCTTACTATCATAGAATCTGTTGGTGTTATATTCTTACCTGTTTGCGGTCTAAGAAAAAACTCAGCACCACTAGTGAATATTTCTAATACACGCCCAGCAACTATATGTCTTATTTCATTGATTTGATCTGATGCTATTTGCATTTGCAAACTTTCATCATCTAATCCTTTACCTACATCAAAATTAAAAAACGAACCTACTTTACTAGCAGTTAAATAATCAGGTGCAGATGCACTACCACCAAAATATAATCTTTGTTCATGAAAACAAACTGCTCTAGGAAAACCATTTGGCTCACTATAAAGCTGTTCATCCCATTTTCTAGTAGGTGGATGCCCTACTATCTTTACACTAGCACCACCACCATCGACTGATTCTGTTGCTGTATCACTACTACCAGCAGTATATGTAAATCTATTATCATCAACAACAGTAATAGTAAATGTACCATTTATGTTAGCTGTTGCTAATCCATTACCATCTACATCAAATATATCTTGTGCGCCTGATATAGTAATACTTGCTCCTGTAGAAAAACCATGTTGCACCATTGTTACTTCTACTACACCACTACCTTGTACACTTTTTAGTGGATTTGGATCTAATTCTATTTCAACATCATCAAGCAATGTACCTGTTACTACAGTTGCAGAGGTATAGCCTGTAATAAATATTTCTGCACCATGATAACGTACTCTGGTATTAACATAATTAGATGTCCAATAATCAGCAGATGTTGTTAATGTTACACCTGTTGTTCCTTTAGCTGTTTGATTTATATCTAATGTTATAGAATCATTAGCAAATTTAAAATAAGGCTGATAAGTTTTTTCACCGTTTACACTTACATCAAATTGAAATGCTGACAAAGTAAATGTAGTTGCACCAGTTCTTTTTAATATTCTAGGTACAAAACTTTTATGAGCAATAATCATTGTATCGCCTTGCTGAGTTACTGTTAGTTCCATTAACTCTGCTGTAGCAATACCAGTAGATGTGATAGTTTGCAATAAAGTTCCATTGCTACTGTAAATAGTTATAACTGTATTAGTAAAAAGAATTATATATTCTTGATCATCACTAAATATAAATGGTTCTAATCTGCCATTGCCTGGAGTAGTAGCACGATAGACTGTGCCTGGTCGTCTTTCAATACCACCTTGATTTAGAGTCAATACATTACGAGCTTTTTTTAATCCTTGCTCATATGCGACAACATCTACCCTAGATACAATCTTAGGATCTAGTTCGCCTCTTACAAAACTGGCTTGATGTATTCTTTGTACTGGCATCCATTAGCTCGATACTGTTGCGTTAACATTATTAAAATGAGTGCGATTTCTTCTATTGCGTATTCTGTTTACATCCATACGCTTAGTTGTCTGTGCTTGACCATCAGTTGATTTAGCTATTGCTATTTGTCCTAATGCTCTATTTCTATATAACTCAGACAAGCTGTCATTTCTTGCAATCGCACCTGCAAATAAACTTGCAAGTTCAAATACCATACATTGTTTAAAGTATGGTGGGAACTCTGCTTCACTAGCCTGGAATGTGTAATCACAAATCAATGTATCATTTGAACCTGTGTCAGCAAAAATTTTATCACCATATCTATCATAAGCAATAACATTATTGTTTACTGTTACTGTATGAATTAACAATGCATCTGCTGGTAATTGATAAGAGGCAGTAAATCTTCCTAATGGATTAGTTGCTAACTTAGTTAGTTGTACTTGTTTAGTTGCAAATCTCCAACGTATTCTAGTGATCATTGCTTCTAATGTTGATTCGTATAGTTGTCCAGCTACAGTTGATTCTGTAGTAGCTTCTTCAAAGCTAGTTATTATGTTAGCACCCACTAGCACAAGGGCTTTGTTGCATATATCAAATCTAGTTTCTGATAACATAATATCTCCTTAAAAATGATAATCAGGGAAGGGTGTAGTCGACCTTCCCTGAAGATCAATGGTACTTACGTACCGTTAGTTGTTGTAACAGTTGCCGCACCTGATGCTGACGTAACTCCTAATAAATCAAAAGTTACTGTACCACCAGTAGTTCCTGCTACTAATATCATATCGTACTGTTTCAAGTTTGCAGTTACATCATTGAAGTAACCACTACCTGCAACGGTACCAGGAGCATCTGCTGTAGTGTAATGCCAAACATTACCAGTTCCGCCACCTGCGACTAATTTTAAATTTGCTGCTGTTAAAGCCATGATTAACCTCCCTTATTCAGTAATCTGGATTTGCATGAAGCCTTCTGGATCTATTGCAACGGCCTGCATACTCATCATTGATGTTGTTAAATGACTTACCTTCTCAGGAACATAGTTTACCTCAGTCTTAACATCAGCACCTGTAGCAAGGCCGATAGCAGATTTATGGTAAGCATGACAATCTCTAGTTGTACTAGATAGTGTCAATCCTGAATGTGTGAAGAATAAGAACCCTAACCATCTCTTAGCAGTCATACCACCTGAGTAAGGTAGTTCGCTTTCGCCAACATATTCCGCTCTTGAGAATTGGTCTAGTTGTAACAAGTCAGCCCATCCAGCAGGTGATACTACAAAATATCTTTGACCATCATCTGGAACATCAGCTTCGCCAAATGTTTCATATGTTGTCAACGCTTTTGCAAGTGTCAATGCCGCAGAACCATGCGCTATGTTTGCAGAGTTTGAACCTGCATCTAATACGTCAATGATTAATTGGTCTGTTTGTCTACCTAAAGCTGCCGCAGCAGATTGAGCTAGAACTTGTCTTTCGTCTATGTTTGTTTTCAACTCATCTAGGGTATCAACATAATCACTTGCGTAGTAATCAGCTAGTGTTACATCAACTGTGCTATGTGTGATATCCATTGTTGGAACTTCAGCATGACGC